TGTAAAAGCTACAGGAAATAATACACACGGATGATGATCGGCGCGATGGGGGATTTCTTTAGTTTTGCAGTTTGTGAGGTGGGGAAGTGAGCAGGAGCCCGTAAGGTGGCGGGTGAGGATAGCTCCGTTTCCTGCTCAACCTGTGAAACCACGCCTGGCTATTGGCTTTGCAGTTCCTTCAACGCGCCTTGTGCGGCATTCTCAATCTTATTGCAGAACGCTTTAGCGCCTTCCGGACAGCTATCCATGGTGTTTCTCATGACTTTATCGAGATCACGTTCGTTCGTGGTCGTATCGATATGATTAATCATCCATGACTCAAAAGCACGATCGCTTACAGATAGCTGCATGAGTTGATGGGAGGTCTTCCAGTTGTTGGCTAACAGCCCGACAATAGTCGCTGATATCCCTTCTGCGATATATCCCTCATCACACTGTCTGTAATTTTTGTAAAAAGAATGGACGCCTTGCCAGTCCTGAATGGCAGAGGCTGCGTTATCTGCCCTGTCCATTTCTTCAACAGAAGTACAGTCATTTGCATAAGCCACGCGCGATATCACTAACATAATCAAAAACAACTGCATCGTTTTCATATCAAGTTCATTCCCGGTGGGATATAGATACTTTCAAATTTCTGCGTCGCACTCATGGCCGAGCAGGCGCTGTTATTTGATACGGTGATGGTTGAAAGGGAGGGTTTGGCCATATGCTCTTTTATTTTCTTCATCGCCTCATCAGTGGTTCGGATGCATCCCATAGTCGGATGTTCTGGCCCTGGTTTATAAGGGCTATGCGCATGACCTGAATGTACACCTACACCCGGGTGTCCGGGATAGCTAACTCGAATGATTCCATAAGTCCCATACGAACCATCTTCACTATCGCCTGGGTGTAAATGTGGCTTTGATTTATCCTGTATCTGATATGTGCCGTTACTAATGTGTTTGAATGTGGCTCTTCGATCAACGTTATTATAAGCGGTCCATGTGTCAACAATAGAGGCATCACTACCTAGCAATGAAAGCGTATGGGCACAACCATCAAAAGTAAGTCTGGCCATAAATTCCTCCGCTAGGCTGTAGTTCTTTCATTCCATGAATCAGAGTGAATGAGATTTCCATCGACAGATTTCCAAGTGAATTTTTTGTAGCGGAGAGCAGTGACTTTCATATGGTTAAGATGTTGGAAGTGCGGATATTTACGGTTTACAATTATCAATGTTAACGAAGCTATTTTATATTGATAATATTTAAGCGTTACACTTCTTCGTCTGCAGTGTTGATTTTATACTATTATTAAACTAGCTGCCTTCAGTTGTATTAGTGATGTTTTTGGGGGAATGATTTAATATAAATGTAAAGGGGCGGGGTAGCCCCTGGTTAACAATTATATATATATTGAGTCTAAAGTTTCTTGTTGGTCTTTAGTCATTTTATGCACTAGGCTTAACTTGTCAAAATCACCTTTTTTATAAAGGTCATGGGTTTTTTCTATTATGTATTTCAATTGTTCAAATTTATCATCAGTTATTTTTTTTGAAACCATGCTGTTTGAGTTGTTTATAACTATAGCACAAGAGATTTCAAATAATTTTGCATCGTTAAATCCTTTAAGACATTGTGATTCATCTTCTATGAAAGTTGATAGAATTTCATCAACTAAGTCTGTATTTTTATTGTTCAAAGCTTTAACTATTAACTTATGAATTTCCAGATAAGAACCTCGACCTAACAATCCTTCTTTCTTGTCTAGATGATACAGGAAGTAACATAATCTCATTGGATTTTCTATAAATATAGAAAGGGAATTAATAACTGCTTCTTTTAAAAAACCAGAACATTTATTTGATACTTGTAGGTAGCTGTAGTAAGGATTGGATAATAAATTATTCCCTATGTTTTTAGGTGCTAATTCGATTCTTTTTTTTAAGTTGATAATGAGTTTCTTGGCCATTGTTTGATTTATATGATCAAATGCTTTTGGATTACTTGAAATTAAAGTTGTAAAAAGATAGGAATGCTCTGATTTAGATATATTTTTTTGTATAACGATCTTTGTTATTAATGTATTTAAATGGTTTTTATCTAATGCAAATAAAGCGCATAGGAAGTTTGAATAATTATTGGAATTATCTTCATTAGATTTTGTTGCTTGATGATAAATTTTATTTATCATCTGTGGATATGCATCTGGAAGTATGTTACTTATCTCTTCTTTTGCTACTTCCGATCTTTCTGCGTTATTTGTAGTTGGGAAAAAATATTTCTCTCCTATGTCAGATATCAAATTGTCAATTCTATCAGAAGACAATAATGTTTCTTTGCTCAAAAATGTGTTAATGATTTCTGTATAAATAAATCGTGCACATTCTGCACTGGGGGCATATCCAGATGGATGGGCTGATTTGTGCCGGAATTTTTGGAAGGTTTTGTACAATTCGCCATCAAGTTCTGTAAAAATTTTTGATTTGACCAACTGTTCTATTAATGGCGTTTCAAATGAGGTCTGTGATTCAATCAAAGAATTAATATGATTGTAAATCTTTTTACCTTCCTCATTAACTTCTTTTATATGTTTTAGTTTTATTAAAAGATCATCTACTAATGCGTTAAATGACAGCATTATGCATGCTCTAAAGGATGATATATTATAGCAGGAAACAGCTTCTCTTAATATAGGTATTAACTCTCTGTTTTTTACTTCAAGTAATAGTTCTTCAAGATCATGTAATTTTGCCATAACATTTCCTTTTTTTAAACTAATATAAAAACAGGTTAAATTATTACTGTGTTATAAAATGTATTTTAAAGCTGGAATTTAAAATAAATAGTAAGGTTTCTAGAGGGGAAATAATATTAATCAGTAAACAAGGGAAAACTAATGATTTAGCAATGAAAATATTTCAAACTAATTGACTATCCAATTGTAACATTGTTGTTATGAAATATGGTGGCCCCTGCTGGACTTGAACCAGCGACCAAGCGATTATGAGTCCGAACCATATTTCAATGAAAACAATCATTTACTGCAAAATCAAGCGCATAGAATTTCGTATATTGTCGAAAAGTATTGCATAGTGCTGCGCTGTGCTGCCATTTTGCTGCCACTAATCAAGTTTAAAGGGTTGAGTTGAACCGCTTCTGTCAGGTGATCAGGGGCAAAGTGAGCATACCGCATTGTGACTTTGATATCTGTATGTCCGAGGATGCGTTGTAAGACCAAAATATTGCCGCCTCCCATCATGAAATGGCTGGCAAAAGTATGTCGTAGAACATGCGACAGCTGGCCATCAGGAAGCTCTATCCCCGCGCGCTTTATCGCGCTCCTGAATGCTGAATAACATCCAGTAAAAAGTGGTTTAGAAGTTCGAGTTTTGGGTAGCAGCTCGTAAAGCTCATCACTGATCGGTACCGCGCGGTTTTTCTTACCTTTCGTTTTGATAAAAGTAATTTTGCCGGGGCTTATCTGTTTTCCGGTTAAGCCTTCTGCCTCTCCCCATCTTGCGCCGGTCGCAAGGCAGATTTTGACAATCGTGGTTAAATCCCCTGCTTTGCTTTTCTCGCATTCCTCAAGCAAGCGCGTCGCTTCCTCAACTGTAAGCCAGGCCAGCTCAACTTCTGCAATCTTAAACTCTCTGACGTTTTCGAGAGGGTTTGGTGCTGTCCAGTCATCAAGCCTTTTCAGCTCGTTGAACATAGCCCGAAAGTAAGCCAGTTCAAGGTTTACCGTGCGAGGGGTCACGGACTTGACGCGATCTGAGCGGGTTATTTTTCCGCTTAACCGCTGTTCTCTGTACGTTGAGAATAATTTTGCGTTGAATTCAGTTGCGAGGGGATCGCCCATAGCGAGACAGGCAAACTCCATTGCGCCTTTACGCTTCTCGCCATCAGCAAGTGTTACACCATGTGCGTTATACCAGGCTGTAACCAAATCCCGAACGCGGCGTTTGTCTATCTTCTCACCCAGCCAAGGTTTATCCTGGGCTTGTTCCTTCACATGGCGCTCGAATGCGAGGGCTTCACCCTTTGTGGCGAATTGGCGACGAATACGTCGCCCATCCCTACCATTGGGAAAAACCTGTGCCTGCCACTTTCCATTAGTTAATTTGCTTACTGCCATTCTGCTGGCCTATTGGGTTCTGGAAATAGCATCACGCATTAGGGTTTGCCAATGTTCTTCGCTGAGAATTTTAAGGGGAATCCCTTTGTTATCTCGATAATCAATGGCCTGTTCTATCTTTCTTCCAAAACTTTGAAATTTCCAATCCTTTGAGCTGAGGGCTCCGATGATTAGATAGTCCAAGTCTTGAGTAACGCGATCAACAATTTGGCAACCAAGCTTTATAAGGTCACTTTCACATTGTCTACGGGAGCCGCACAGAAACTTACCAGTAAGGCAAACTTTACTATTTGTAGGGGTGAACGCATCAATTAGGTCAATAGGTGATGTTGTTGAATATCCATCCACAATACCTTCTGAAATATTAGAGCCTGTGAAGGCGGTTATTTCTTGTAATAATGTGGTGCGTTCTTCTTCGGTTATCACTCCATCACTAAGGATGGAGTGCACGAGTTCGTAGAGATGCTTTCCGGGATAGTTGCTTTTTAAAGCTGCATTTGTCGATAAGAACCAATTTAAATAGCGGATTTCTTCATCGCTTAAATGATAGTCGGAAGCAAGCCCCTTACAGAGACCTTCTAACAAGTGCTTGTCAGAATCTGCGGAGTAAAGGTCTATGTTAGGAGTGTCCATCAATCCGCGCTGCATTTCATGGAGCAGGTCTTTCAGCTCATCCAGTTCAGCCTTTTCAACCACACCATCAGAAAGAATTTCACTGATCTTTTCTCTAATGCAATTTACGAAATAGTTTTGAGAAAGAACGTCTGATTCCATGAGCCATGTATCTAGGAATATCATTTCTTTTTCGCTTAACTTTCCATCACAGGTCATTCCCTCAATCAGGTTGATTAAGTTAGCAATGGCTTTATCTCTATTTTGTGTGTAGTTGAAAGCGCTAAATTGAGTCATACCAATATTCCTTATTCAGTAAACGTTATTTTGCTAATCACTCTGCCGTTGGTCTTAATATCCGATGGTGTGCATTCAAAGGATGCGGGGCCGTTCTCAACGCGTAAGCGTCCGCCAGGAAGACGATAAACTTGTCTGATACTCATAAAGCCATCGATTTCAATCAACCAGACTCCATCGTTGATTTCTCCCCTGAACTCGTCCACTAGATAGAACGAATTTTCAAACTTCACAATGAATGGTGACGATGCGTCTTGAGGGATGAGGCGAGAATCGTAACGAACTTGCTCAGTAGAGGAGAAAATCCCATTTGAGATTTCTTTTAATTGCAAAGGCAATCCGCTATCACTGTCCGCTTTTGTCATGGGGGAGCCTTGCCCGGTGGTAAGCCAAAGCATAGATGCACCCGTATCAAGATGGCATGCAATTAGCCAGTCATGAGGAAAAGTATCACGCATCCAGCGGTTTGCCATTGTGCTCTGAGATACCCCGAGGTGATCGCACAATGCCTGTCTGGTACTGAATCCATAGGCTTTAAGGATGCGGGTTATCGCCTCCTTTCCACCGCTTTGTGATGGAAAGTTGTATTTTGAGATCGCTTGTGGGGTCTCTTTTGTGTTTGACATATTTGAAATGCGATCCTATCATCGGTTTTGTGGTGTTCGGAATGATTGCGAATAGTTCCGAATAGTGAAGTTTTAAACACAAACTGAGGAATAGTGCATCATGAAAAGTAATTTTTCAATGCGCCCCAGTATCAATCTCGTGGTATCTGAGCCATTCATCACACTGGATGAGTTTTGTCGGCGTACTGGTTACAAACCTAGTTATGCCCGTCAAATGATCCGGGAGAACCGCCTGCCCATCAGGAAAAAAGCCGGAGTAAACAGCCTTATCGAAATCAACATGTTCGCATTGACGATGGAAGCGGCCCAAGGCTACGAAGTCACAATGCAAGCCTGATAGTTCCATTTTGGGATAAGAAAGGATTTAGAACATGTTTGATTATCGCGTTTCCAAACATCCTCACTTTGATGAAGCCTGCCGCGCTTTCGCACAGCGTCACAATATGGCGAAGCTGGCAGACCGCGCAGGCATGAATGTCCAGACGCTGCGCAACAAACTGAACCCGGAGCAACCGCATCAACTTACGGCGCCGGAAATTTGGATGCTTACCGATATTACAGAGGATTCAACACTCGTTGACGGTTTCCTGGCTCAAATCCATTGCCTGCCATGTGTGCCGCTGAACGAAGTAGCCAGTGAGAAAATGCCTCATTACGTTTTGAATGCTACAGCAGAGATCGGTCGCGTTGCAGCAAGCGCTGTTTCTGGCGAACACCAGACAACAACGGAACGCCGCCAGGTTATCGAAAGCATCAATTCTGTTACTCGTTTGATGGCACTAACAGCTGTTTCCCTGCACGCGCGCCTGCAGTACAACCCGGCAATGGCAAGTGCTGTTGATACTGTGACGGGCCTCAGCGCTTCGTTTGGTCTGATCTGAGGTGCTTATGCTGAATAAAGAACCTTCATTCGCTTCGCTGCTGGTAAAGCAAAGCCCGGCAATGCACTACAGCCATGGCTGGATTATCGGGAAAGATGGCAAGCGCTGGCACCCGCCCCGCTCTCAGGAAGAACTACTGGCAGGGCTGACCACTACCAAACAGGTGAAACCATGGCTATTGAAGGTACTTCTGCGACTGTTCCACTAAGCCCGGGTCAACGGCTTGAAGGACTGAACCATATAGCTGAATTAAGGTCGAGTGTGTTTGGTCTGAATATTGAGCCAGAACTTGAAAGGTTCATTAAAGATATGCGTGACCGTCGCGATATAAACCATAAACAAAATGAGCGCGCACTGGCTGCCATATTCTTTATGGCAAAAATTCCGGCAGAACGTCACGGCGTCAATATTAGTGATCTGACTACTGACGAAAAGCGGGAACTGGTTAAAGCAATGAATCATTTTCGTGCAGTGGTGAGTTTATTTCCCAAGCGGCTAACCATGCCGAATTAACCCACAACAGAAATTAATGGCGTAAACCCGCCGGGCATTCTTTTGCCCAAATTCAGGAGAGAGAACAATGCAGAAAGAATTACGAAAAATGTTTGTAGCCGAAACCGATTCGCTTATGGCGGTGATCGATATTGCCAAACGTGAGGAGCGCAAAGGCCGCGCGCTCGCAGTTTCAATCCGCCTTGAGGCGCTGGCAACCCACATCACCAACAAAGGGTTAAACGGTGTTGAAGCAGCTGAACTACTGCGCTGCGAAGCAACCCGCTACGAAAACGAATCTCAGGAGCTCCACTAATGGCTGACTCTATGGACCTCGTACAACAGCGCGTTGAAGAAGAACGCCAGCGCCACATCCACACTGCCCGCAACAG